TCCGCCGGCCAGATGCCGCCCTTGGCGAGATCTTCCTCGCTGGGTTTTTGCCCTTTGAGGCGACCGAGCGTCTCGAACGGGGGCACGCGCTTGTTGTAGGTGGCGCCGACGACTTCCTTATTATGAGAGAGCAGCCGAACCAGGGTGTTGGGCGGAAAGGTCATGTCCGTGTTGTGGAGTACGAACAGCCCAGCGCCACCAACGAATGTGCCAGCGGGCGTGCAGAGATCGTAGACCCAGCCGTCATAGCTCTCATCGCGCTGTAGGTGCCGGACGCCCGGGGGTGATTTCATGTGCTCTTGCCCGTGCGTGCGTTCAAACATGTGCACGATCTCCGGCTTGTCATGTCTCTGGCCGTTAAACCCAAAATCGCGCCCCATCCGCCAATAAAGTAGGTGCAGACCTGCAGCCAGTGTCATGCTGTTAGTGGTTGAGTGCTGGCGGTCGTCGCGCCAATGCCCATCGCCCGCCTCGTAACCCCTCAGAAACGCACGCACGATTCGTGCTGGCGCGTTGAGAATTATCTTCGGTACGCGCTTCTTCCCAGTATGAGTGTAGAACATTGGCGCGTACTGCTTGACCAGATCGCCCGGCCTTGTCGCAGTCAGCTTCCACACGACTGGAGCTTCGCCGCCGTCCGCGCGTCGGCGTTTATCTTGGTCTGCGATAAACGAAAAGGCGCGACAATGGACAGACTCTAGTACCCGCTGGTACCGCTCAAGCGTGCCCTTGTCCTGATTGCAGATATTCCATTGGAAGCATGCCGGACTACCGTCCGCCTTGTAGTACTCTCCGCAGGTTCCTTCTGCCGCGAAAAATCCTAGCACCTCTGCGTAATCTTCGGTTATGGGGGGCGGACTATTTTCAGGCAAATCAAGATCGTCTAATTCGATATGATCGAGTTTGGTGCCGATCTGGAGATCGCGCCCAGCGATTTCCACGCCGCCAGACATTAGACTGTGATCTTCCGTGACCGAAACGGTGCCTCGCTCATCGGTCACACGAATGATTGGCTTGCGCACTTTGGCCTGCATCACCGCCTCTGGCACTTGCCAGCCTTGGTGAGTCAGCACTTCGTAATCGATCGTTGTATAGGTTCGCCTGTGTTCAAAGCGAAGCGACGGCGGTAGCAACTCGCACGCCTCTACAAGATCGATGAATTTCTCGCCTTTGCGCCGCACCACAATCGGCGTCTCTGGGGTCACAGAATCAATAAACAGCATGAAGTCGCATTCTTGCTTCTGCGCCATCTCAACCAAGTCGTTGCGCTGCTTGGTGATCATCGACCCTTCGAGATTGATGATACCAAGCTGAATGCCGTTGAGCGCCGAGTAGCACATCATGCCCGAGACGGCGGTCGACGTGCGCGCTTCCCAGGTGCGCCCAGACGGTAGGCAGACCATGACTTTGACTGGGCGCCGAGTCTCCTGCGGTGCTGGCGGAGGTGGCGCGTCGACCGGGAGCGCGGGGGTGACGGGGGAGGTGATTTCGAGGCTCATTCTGCAGCTTCCTTCTCCACTTCAGCCCTGGCAGCCGCCATATCGATCAGCATCTTCTCCGCCCTATCCTTGGCGGTGAAATACTCCGGCCCTGGATCGCGATCATCGCCGTAGACCTGTTCCAGCGATGAGACGTTCTCGAGCAGCGCCTTTGACCAGTTCTCGAAATAGAGCAGCACGTCGCGCCGGTCTTGCCATGCGACGCCGAGCTTTGCAGCCATCTCCTTTGCAGCGGTGACGCGCAGCGGCAGGCATTCGTTGAACACGTTGATCCAGAATGCGAAGTCGCGCCCGCGCGTTGTCTTGCCGCGTGTGCCGGAGAAGCTCACCAGCATCTTTTGCGATGGCATGCCGTGGATCAGGAGGTCGATGTGCTGATTCCATGTGTCGTCGAACCAGAACGGAAATATCTCCGGGCTCCAACGGTAGTCGCAGGCATCGAGCCACGCCTTCGGAATGATCGGGATGGCGCAGACGTGATCCTGCGGGCACGACCACCAGAAGACGCGGCCCCTGTATTTCTCCTCGCTGACACCACGGGCGACCATGTCGTCCCAGCCAGGCGTGATGCAGAACGTGCGGTCGGTCATCAGCGTGACCACATCGGCGTCTTTGCAGTGCGCGATGAGGATGTTTTCGATCTCACCGCGGCTGATTGGACGTGGGCCGCAATGGATGACGAGGCTCTCCGGCGGGATCTCCGATCCGAGCCGCCCGACCGCCTTGATCGTCGGCTCGTCGTCAAAGTCGGCGCCGATGCGAAACTCGATTTGGTGCTTCTCGGTTCGCAGCCGCCACAGTCCCATGACGACGCCGGTCAGGGCTTCGGGATGGGAGCGGGACAATAGGCAGACTGTGATTTTCATTTGAGAAGCTCCGCTATGCCTTCCGCTTGCTTAAAAGGGATTTCGAGGGCCCGCATTCTCGCTAAGCCGTCAATTGCCTCCACGAGCCGATCTATCCGTGCATCACCGGAGTCGCAAGAAAGCGCCCCTGCTAATTCGCGGCGTAGACGCACCTGCATCTCTTCCATCAGATCATTAAACGTCACAACACCTCCCTCATCACGCTGACGGCGTGATCGATTAGTACAGTCGCATCCATCGGCGGGTTGCCTAACATTATGCCGCAATCATGTATCTTGTCCGCGTTCGGCGTGTTTTGATTTGCCCACCTCGCGCCGTATGGCTGCTTGCGGAATGACCCCGCGACAGGCGGGCGGCAGTCGATGCCGGCGGCACGCAGCGCTTTGGCGAGTTTGGCGCGCACGTCTTTGCTCTCGACTTGAAAATGGATGCCGAAGAAGGACGGTGTGCCGCGAATCGCCGGGTGCAATAGTGGGAGCCCGTCGGTTGCGCTCACCCAGTGATTGTAATTGGCGCTGCGCGCGGCGATGCGCGCATCTAACTTTCGTAGCTGCACACGAGCTATGGCCGAGTTTATCTCCTGTGGACGCACGTTAAAGCCATGGACTTCAAAGCGGTATTCGTCCGAAAACTCTTGCGCGATCCTCGTGTCTCGCGTCCACCCGTGCGCCCGCAGTTTGCGGCACATCCTGACCACATCCTCATCATTCGTGAGGATCATTCCTCCTTCGATCGCTGACATCTGGTGACTGAAGAAGAAGCTGAAGGTGTTGCAGATGCCCTGAGTCCCGGAGAGGGCGCCAGTCTCGTCCCGCGCGCCGACGCTTTCGCAATTGTCACAGAGAACCGGCTGCCCAGGTTTGTGTTGAGCGTTTCCAAGGATGCTTACGACGACATCCGGTGCCCGGTAGGCGTTCCAGGTGGAATCCGAGTCGATCAGAACAATCCCAAGACCGTATTGCACTATCGGGGCGAATGTCGTGCTCCAAGCGAGGGCCGGAACCGTGAGCGCTGTGCCGCGCTCCAGGATGCCGAGTTCAACCATGGCTGCGATGGAAATTAGGTTTGCAGAAGACCCCGAGTTTGTGCCGATGCCGTATTTCATTCCATGATAAGCCGCGAACTCTTTCTCAAGCGACTCGCACTGGTAACCCATCGTGTAGCGGTCGGATTTGATGACGTCGTAGATCGCGTCAACCTCTTGCGCGTCCCAGCCGGAAATTGCTGTGGGGTAATGGTATTGAGTTACAGACACGAAAGTAGCCCCGCATTAGTGGGGATGATGCGCTCGGGGAAATTTAGGCGCGCAAATTCACCATGGTACTTGTGCGCAGCCAAATCATAAACCGCTGCCGCTTGCTCTGGGCTCTCGTAGAGCCCGAGGTACATTTTCTCCCCATTGGTCACAATCCGCGCCACCCATTTCCCGCTCGCTTTGTGAAATCCAACCCCCTTGTACCCAGACCCATTATCGGTGCGCCGCCTACTGCTTCTTACGTTCTCGGCAATCGTGCATATTCTCAGATTAGCGCGTGTATTGTTCAGCCCATTGCCATCAATGTGATCCACGACCATCCCCGGCGGCGGCTCCATTATTGCTCGATGCAGGTATATGACCGTTCGCTGGGGCGGATTGCGCGGCGGCTCCTTCCACTCTGTTCGCTTGGCATAGAGGATGTGCCCGATCGTGGCCGGGCGCCACCGAAAATGCCGAAGTCGCTCGTAATCGGACTCGTCAACTAATGATACGTGCCCGCTCGCCAGTATAATTTCCCTTGTCACCGCACCCTCTATTGCATCGTCACGTTGTCATCGTCCGACAGAAACCGCAGCCGCACGTCATGCTCGGCGTCGGTGTGTATTTTTTCCTCGCACAGCTTTATTTGACGATCACGCTCGGTCAGGTCGCCGCGCAGCAGCGCTTCAAATGCGGCCTTGAGGTGCTCGCGGGCGGTAGTCACACCGCCACCTTCACCGGCACGTCGCCATGCAGCATCTGATGCCACGCGACGGTGAGCGGCAGTCCCTGCTTCAAGTCCACGTAGTGCTTGTCGCCGAACTCGCGGACATAGCGCCCGTTGTCGAGCCCGACATGCGACGGCGCTCCGCCATCCGTGCCCGAAGCGATCTTCGGCAGGCGCACTGGCACCTTGAGTATCTCGCCGATCTTGCGCGCCAGCACCACGATGGAAATCTCACCCACCATGTTGCCGACCGTCTCGCCTCCGCGCCCGGTGTTGTAGGCTGGACCGCCGACGTTGTAGAGCGCCTGCTCGCCGCGGATCAGGATATTGAGCAGCATCTCCACGGCATCTGTGACGTAGAGAAATACGCGCCGCGCTTGCCCGCCGTCCTTAAGCGCGATCTCGCCGAACATGATCCCCTGATCGATCAACTCGCTCATCACGCGTGTATCTTTTTTGCGTGCCCCAGGTCCGTATACGGAGCACACCCGGGCGATGATTGCGGTTTTGCCGGCGCGCCGCGCCTCGTGGCAGATGGCCTCGCCGCAGCGCTTGCTCTCGATATAGATGGCGCGGGAGTGCGCGGGCGTCGTCGTGCCGATGTCGTTCTCGTTGTGGAGGCCGCGCGGATTGCCATTGTAGAGTTCTGAGGTAGAGAGAAACAACAGTCGCCCGCCAGGATTAAGCCGCTCCAGCAGACTCATCAGCATTGTTGTATTAACCGCCGCCGTCCCCATCGGATCGTCGAGAAACCGTGACGGCTGCGCGTAACCGGCCGCGTGGATGATGTAATCATACGTGCCGAGCATGGGTCCGTTGCGTCGCCCCTTGGTCTGGACGGGAATGCCTGCCGCAGTGAGTGCCGCGAGGATATTGGCGCCGATCAGGCCCGTCGCGCCGGTCAGCAGAACGGAGCGCCCGTTCATCGGTAGCAGGCTGATAGCGCGATTGACGCGCTCGGCGCCCTCGGCGAGTAGATCGTTCATTTTGGTTCCTCGAGATTCATATACATAAGCATCCGCTCCCGCACTGCGCGCTCTAGGAAGTGTTTGGCAAGAAGTTCTGCGTCATCGATTTGACTTGTTGAACGACTCGGTTCAATGCAGCGCATTCCGGGTACCGCTGACATGAGCCCCAGGTGCTCGCTGCAACAGTGAGTTGGCCCCAGCTTTTTGTATTCCTGGGAGCCACCGACGCCTACAAATAGCCCAGCTAGATACTGCTCACCAAAATCCAGCCGTATAAACTCATACGCTCGCCGCACGAGGAACGCACTGATCGTGTGGTAGATCGGATAGAGGCCCGACATCGCGAGACCGGCGGCGAGACCGACGGAGGCCTGCTCGCAGACGCCTAGGTTGTAGCAACGCTTCGGGTGGCGAGCGAAAGTGTCTCGGAAGGCGTAAACCCCGATGTCGCCCAACAGCAGCACGACACTCTCGTCCTCGTCCATGAGGCGCGATGCCGTCGCGACGAACTGGGAGCGGAGGGTCACGACAGCTCCATCTCCGCTGGCGCCGCGCGGTGGTGCCACGCCTGCGGATCGGCCTCCATGACCGGACACCCACGCCCCTTAATCGTGTCGCAGATGATCGCGACCGGCGCATCGCTGCCGGTGAATTGGGCCATGCGCGCTATGGCTCGGACGTCGTGCCCGTCGATGCGGCAGGTTCGCCATCCGAAGGCGGAGAATTTTGATGGGAGGTCAGAGGAAAATCTTTCTCCATCGATCGCAAGCGGGCTCGACGAATTTGCATCGACGAAAACAACAAGGTTGGTGAGCTTGAGATGAGAAGCGAGGAGCGCAGCCTCCCAGCACGAGCCTTCGTTGAGTTCGCCGTCACCGACGAGGCAGAAGATTCGCCCTTGCTCATTTTTGATCCTCTTTGCGAGCGCCATGCCGGTGGCCGTCGGAAAGCCGTGGCCGAGCGAGCCGGTGGTGGCTTCGATGCTGAATTGCAGGGAGCGCTCCGGGTGACCCATAAAGGGTGACATCTCGCAAAAGGCATCGCCCCAGGTTGGTGGTATCCACCCCTTCGCCTCTAGCACCGCATACAGCGCGAGCGAGGCGTGGCCCTTACTTAAGATAAAGCGGTCGTCCGGCCCGAGAATCTCGTCGTAGATGGCCCACAGGATCTCGGTAACACTGAAAGACGACGGCAGATGGCCCTCGCCCGCTTGGGCGGCGACCTCGATCATGCGTCTGCGAAGGCCCCTCAGCACGTCGTCCGACATGCGCCGCACAATGGGCGGTTGCGAACAAAACCTCTAGGCTAGTTCAACCCTGCAACCACAATATCCTGTGGATTAGTCTATTCAATGTAGCCCATTTGGCAAAATCAACCGCGGACGCCTCGATTGTGGCTTGTGCATCAGCTTCGTCGCGTTGTCCTTGATCTCTTCAAACATATTGGCCAACACGAGCCACCGCTCCTCATTGCGGTGGATAGCCAAGGCGCGGCAGTATTCCCGCGACGCGGTCAGCCGATCGATCAGCCCGATGAAACATTCACGTTCTGAGAGTGAAGCTATGACACGTCTCCATCTTTCTTGATTTTCTGGGTCGCATAATATCTTGCGCGCCCACGAAGAATGGCCGCGACGTGCGCCGGGGAGAGCTTCCGTCCTCGGTGGGTCGCGCTCATCTTTTCGCGGGCATTTTGGCTCGCTTTGCGCCCCGTCGCCAACTCTCGAAGCCTCTGTTTCGTGGCTTCGGTATGTTTGATGGGTGCGCGCCGCTTCATTGCATCGCTTAGTTTCTGGCGATGCTCCGCAGAGAGAATTTTACCCTTCCCCCCAGCGCTCATATTGCGGCGTGCTTGTTCTGACATCTTCACGCCACGGCGTAGAGTGATAGCAGCAAGCCTCGCGGCCTCGCGCTTGGCCAAAAGTTCGGGATCGGCGGCTACGCGACGCAATTGGGCCGCTGCATTTGCCTTTGATTCTGGTGTCTTGTGATACGCTGCGAGCCCCTCAATCATTTTTTTGGCATGGGCCGGATCCCCGCGGAGAGCCAACCCTACTTCCCGTTGCTTTTGTTTGTGCGCGGGAGTGGCCCTCGCCGCCATTATGGCGGCGCGGGTTTCGCCAGACCATTGCAAACCAAGGTTGGATTCGGCGATCTTTCTGATGTTATAGCCCGTTGCCATTTTGTGCGATTCGTAGCCGTCAATAACCAACTGCTCGTAGAAAATCGCATCTTCCGACCGACAAATAAGGATAGTCCTAAAGGCAAAGGCGGGCTCCCCGTATTTGTTCCAACCATTCTGAAGCGCCTTATTCCTGTGCCTATTTCGGCGTAGCGAATAGCGATGCTCGGCAAAGCGGCGTTGCAAATTCTGCGCGCTCCCGACGTACCGCCGCCCGCTTTCAACGTGCTGGATTTCGTAGACGCCCGCCGACGCCGCCACCCTATGCACTCCCCTGCGTTCCGCCGGTTCCGAGCATCATCGACAGCGCGTTCTGCCCGCCGCCGACGTCGGTATCCGACAATGTTTGAGCGCCCTGCACCGCAGCGAGCGCATTCTGCCCCGCTTGCTGCTGCGCCAGCGCTTGCTGTTCCTGCTGCGTCTTTTGCATGACCACTTCGCGCGGCACGATGACCCGCCCCGGAACCCCGATCATCTCGCCGTATTCGCGCATGAACTCGATCGGATCCAGGCTGAATTTCGCCTCCGGATACACGGCCCCGAGCGAGCCCGCCAATTGTGCCCACCGCTCCATGCCTGCGGTCGCCGCGGCCTTCTGGGCCAGCGCCATGATCGAAATGTACTCAATTTCGAGCGGTATCTGACGCAACGCCGCGGGCAACGGTGGCAATAGCTTCTTCCGGTCCATGATGCGGAAGATGCGTTTGATGCAGGGGCTGGCATATTCGTTCTGGAACCGTTCGACCACGGGGCCGAGCACTTGGAGCTTCTCCTGCTGCCGCTGTGCCACCTCGTAGGCGGTCATGCGGTCGGAACCCTGCTGCTCCAGCATCATAAAGAGGTCGTTGAAGAAGCCGCGGCGGATCCGCTCTTGGATCGCCTCCATGTTCTTCATCATCTCCGCAACCTGCGGGTTGACCTCGTAGATTGGGCGCATACCGCGCTCATTGCCGAGCTGGGAGACGTAGGTAACGTGACCCGGGAGAATCGACGACGGCTCGTTCTTGAGTTCCATGCTGGCCAGCAGCGGCGGCCGCACCATCTTCTCAACGGCTTCCGCCAGCCGCGCCGTCATCACCTGCAACTGCATAATGTCGGGAAGCACGTCCATCCCGACCGAGCGGCCATAGGGATCATTGGATGTTACCGCCCAGCGCGGGCAGACATGGGGCTGGTCCTTGAAGCCGCGCAGCGACAGCGGTTGCGCGCTCGCCGCGCCCCAGACCCAATAGGCCTCGCGCCAAGTGAAGTCGCCCTTAACGACGCCAATCTCGTTTCCAGGCTCAATCGCGACGGGGAAGTTGGGCTCTATGGCGTGGGCGACGAGGCGCTCCATCTCGAGCGAGCCGCCCTTGGTGCGCCACAGGCCCTGCACGTCAGCCGGGCAATTTTCTAGGCCGAACATCTCGACGATCTGGGCAACCGTCATCACGAAATTGCGGTACATGCTCTCCACCCGGTTGGCGGGGGAGGAGAACAGGAAGTATTCGCCCGGGCAGGGATTGTAGCAGCGGATGACGTCGCGATCATCTTCGTAGATGATCTGCGGGCCCGAGCCGAATGTGGTCAGGTCCTCGAACATCTGGGCCGACTGGTCGTAGAAATTAGACCTCGCCATGACGCGGTACATCGCGTCCTCGACGTCCTCGAACCACTGCGTCACGTCATCCCCGAGCGACTCGCGATCCATGCCCGAGGGCTTGAGCTTGAACCATGGCCGCCCCGGCGACATAAGCCCAGACATCAGGCTGGCCGCGCAGATACGCATGGCCTGGGTTCCGGTCGGATCAAGGATGGCTTGGTTGATCGGTTGGCCGCGGTTCATCGTGTTGGGTGTGGGAAATGCCACGTTGATGAAGATACCGCGGCGCGGCAGCAGGTAGGTCTCGAGCAGCTGCCAGTGCTGGGCCCATGAATAGCGCCAGCTGCGGCTCATGTTCAGCCGCGACTCCATATGTAGCCTGAGCCGGTTCCAGTCCGAGTCCGCGCTCGCATTCCTGGCCCGCTTGGCAGGTGGCGCAACGGCGGGCTGCTCGGCAAGTTGCTTGGGGCCAGAGTTCTCGTAGACGGCGAGGCGGGTGCTGGTGCGCGGCGCCATCAGGAGAGCAGGCTCTTAACGGCTTTGTTTTTGGCCGGGACGATTAGCCCGGCCGGGCCCCCGGTGTTTTTGATCGTGTCCGAGAACCCCAACCCGCCAGCCATCCGCGCCTTCTCGGCTTGGATCGCACCAGCCGCTCCCGTCTGTGGTGACGCCAGCGTTGGCGGCATCGCGGCGGGTGGCGGAGGCGGCGGAGTTGGAACATTGAAGCCGAATAATGAGCCCATGCGTGACTCCGGCGCCCAGCGCGGGCGGCCGCGTCACTGTGGAAAGCGAAGCTGGTAGTTCAAGGTTGGCTAGGAGCGCCCCGGCATCCAGCCCTGGGGTAGCGACGGGCCCGCTGCGGCGCCGCCGACGCCCCATGAAGCGGCCATGGGATCGTATTGAATTTGGTGCTGCGACTTCTTCCCCGCAAACGCCGCTGTGTGGTCCGAAGGTTGCACTGGGTAGGCGAATGTGAGCGCAAGCGCATCGGCCGAGTCGGGCGAAGCCAGCCCACGCCTCCGCATGTCCTCCTTGCGCTCAAGCTGGATCTTATCAATCCCGCCCTGCATCACGTAGCCGTATTCCACCCCTGTCAAGTCGTCGCGGAGCTCGTTGTCCAGCGGCAGCATGCCCACCTCGAGCCAGTCCCGCATCAGTCCCCACATCTCGGCCCGCTTGTTCGCATACGCGACAGCCCCCGATGCCGTCTGAATGTTCCGGTCGGCCTTGCCGCCGAACTGGACC